GCCGAGGCGATCATCGAGGACTTGCAGGAGCACGGCTATCCGGTGCTGAGCAAGGCCGACATCAAGGCGCGGATCGACGCTGCGGCACAAGGGACACCGCCGCCGAGCGACATCTCGCTGCTGTGCAACCGGTGCCGTCAGCCGGTGCTGGGTGTCAAGGGTGTCGACCAGGCGAAGATCCATGTGGGCACAGCGGTGGCGCTGTTGCAGGCGCACATGGAGGCGTGCCGGTGAGCGACGACGGCTGGGAAGCGCGAATGGCCGAACGCAACCGCGAACGCCAACAGGCCAAGACGGGCCGCGAAGTAGCGACCGGGAAGCCGGATCAACCAGCCCCGCAACCGACCTGGCTCAATGGATGGACTCGGGCCACCGCATCGGGTGAAGTGCTCATCGGTGTCGAGGTGCATTGCGTGTGCTGCGGCAGATCGCGCGGCATCACCTGTGTGGCATTCCCGCAGGATTGGCAACCGCCCGGCCCTGAGCCCGAGTGGCCGTTCCATCCCGACGACTGCCCGCTATGCCTGGTGGGGTGGACATGAGCTCCCGATCCAAGCGTCGCGGCCAGATCCCGCCACGACCGCAGATCATCCCCGAGCAGTTGCGGGCCCAGTTCGCTGGTGTGCCTCAGGTGCTCACCCGGCAGCAGAGCATGGAGCTGGTCGTCATGCTGGCCGCGCAGTTGAACCGGCTGCTCAACGATGACACCAGGTTGCCGTGGGTGACGAGCACGATCGACCAGCGATCCGATGGGTTCAGCATGCATGTGCAGGTGTTGGAGCCGAGTGGGGATGTGGACGCGGTGGTGCTGTGACGGTCTTCGTCGTCACCGGCCCACCCGCAGCGGGCAAGTCCACCTGGGTGCGTGACCACGCCAAGCCTGGCGACATCACCATCGACTACGACACCCTGGCCCAGGCACTGAGCCCCGGCCTACCGAGCGATCCCGCCGAGCAGCCATCACATATCGCAGCCGTGATCATGGCATCACGGGCGGCAGCGTTCGATGATGCTGTGCTCGATGCGGCAACTCAGTGCGATGTCTACCTGGTCCATGCAATGCCGGCCCGCCAGCACATGAACCGATACCGCAAGTACGGCTTCGAGGTCGTCACCATCGACCCGGGTTACGACGAGTGCATGAGACGGGCAGCCGCCGACCGCACACCGCGGCAACGGGAACAGGTGCGCGAGTGGTACGAACGCCGAGGGCTGCTGGTCTAATGGCCACCGCGCGGCGTAAGACCACGACCGAGAAGGGGCTCGGCTGGCGCCATCGTCAAGCGGTCGACGCACTCAAGCGCCGGCACACCGACGGCAAGCCGTGCGACTGGTGTGGTCGGCCGATGTACCTCGACCGTAAGCGGAACTTTGACTATGACCCAATGTCGGCCAGCCCGACGAGCGGAACACTGCAAGGTGATCACTCAACGATGAGCCGAGCCGAGGCGATCCGACGAGGCGTGGTGATCCCGTCGCCCGACCGACTACTACATGGTGAGTGCAACCGACAGCGTGGTGATGGGCAGAACGATCACCTCGCGCAGGTCGTTGCTGGCCCGAGCGAACGGTTGCTGATGGAGTGGCCGTGCTGATCGAAAGTCGTTGCAGTGCAATAGGTTTGGTGCGTGCGGTGGATGCGAAAAGCGTTGCGCCACAACACAACCCGGCCCCCGTCGATAATATCAAGGGTGGGGGGGTTGGAGACTCGCGACGTTCGTCACGCAACTTTTTTACGCAAGTCAAAAGTTTGCTGGCGTGTCCGAATCCCGTTACGCCACAACGACTTTCACGCACGCGTCCATCACGAAACCCGTTGCACCACAACAGCTTCCGTGCGTTGCGGCACAACGTCTTTCACGCATGACGATCACACCGGGTCAACGGCTCGTGCAGGAGCTATCGCAGCCGACTGATCCGTACTCGCTGACGTTCCTGATCAAGCTGGCCGGCGACACTGCCGATCAGTACGAGCATCTGTCGACCATGCTCGGCGGCGACCGAGCGACGTGGACCGAAGTGAAGATCGGCGCCAAGACCGTGGAGGTGATCGTGACCGATGTGGTTCGTCAGCAGCGCGCGACCGCCGAGCAGTTGCGCAAGCTGCTGACCTCGATCACGGCAATGCGCGGCTCGATCCCTGCGGCCCCGAACGGTAATGACGACCTCGCTGGCCTTGAGTGACGACTGGCCGCAGCTCGAAGGTCGGCGCGAGCCCGAGCATCTGTCGGTGTTCGACGGCGACGACCGCCTGGGCCACAACGCGCTGACACTCGCCGGCCGGATCGGTACGCCGCCGATGCCGTGGCAGATCGACAACCTGCTCGCACTGTTGCGAACCGACGAGCACGGGATGTGGACCCATCCCGATGCGGTGATCATCTGTCCGCGCCAGAACGGCAAGTCAGAGATCCTGCTGCTGCTCTGCCTCTACGGTCTGTTCGTTCGGGGCGAGAACATCGTCTTCTCGACGCAGCAGTGGAAGACGGCGCGCAAGTTGGCGCTGCGGTTCTCCGAGATGGTCAAGGCGCGACCGGATCTCAAGCGCCGGCTGGCCCGGCCGCCGACCCTCTCGCAGGGGCAGAGCATCGTGTCGACCACCGCGGGCAACGAGCTGATCTTCTGCACCCGCTCGGGCGACACCGGCAAGGGTCTCGACAAGGTGGATCGCGTCATCTACGACGAGGCGTACAACCTGACCGAGGCCGAGATGACCGGCCCGACACTGGCGCAGATGGCGGCACTCAACCCGTCGACCATCTACACCAGCTCGGCGGTGTTCAACGAGATCCACCAGAACGGCCAGGTGCTCGCGGGGCTGCGGCGCAACGGATTGGCGAAGGCCAAGGGGCTGTACTTCGCGGAGTACATGGCGCCCGAGCCGCCGAGGGGTTCATCGGAGGCCGAGCGGCGGCGCATCCGCGAAGACCCGCTGACCGCACGTCTGGCCAACCCGTCGTTCGGCGTGATCCAGACCGACGCCAAGATCCAGAAATCGCTACTCGGCCTGGGCGGCACCGCGATCGGCCGGCGGTCGTTCGAGGTCGACGTGCTCGGCTGGGGTGACTGGCCGGTCGACGCCGACGTGATCGAGTCCGAGATCCCCGCGCAGACCTGGAACGACATGGGCAACCCTGACGCAACACTCGCCGGCCCCCGCGTCCTGGTCCTCACCCGCGAGGACACCTGGGCGCTGGTCGCCGCACAACGGACGACTACCGGCAAGATCCACATCGAGGCGGGGTTCGCCGCCGACGCCCCGGCCGAGCAGGTGGTGCGCCGTCTGGTCGAGGTCTACACCGCATGGGACCCGGCCGCGTTGGTCGTCTCGCGCGGCGCCGCGGCCGAGGTGCTGCCACAACTGGAGGCGCTGGGGTTCGAGGCGACCGTGCCGACCCGCACCGACGAGGCGCAGGCGTGTGGCGGGTTCCTGTCCGACGCACTGGCCGGCGCGCTATCGCACAGCAAGCAAGCGGGAATGGCCGATGCGGTGGCGAACGCGGTGCGCAAGGAACTGCCCAGCGGCGGGTTCGTCTGGGAAGTGGTCGACGGCGCCTCGCACGCGCAACTGATGGGCGCCACGTTGGCGCGCTGGGCGCTGCTGAAGTTCGGCAAGCCGGCCAAACGTAAGACCAGTTCGCCGCGCACCGCTGTCAGGCAGACGGCAACCAATGACCTCGACGCCATGAGTATGGCGTTCTGACCGAGAAGGGAGCGACGTTGCCGACCAAGACCGCCGCTCCCCGCACCGAAAAGGGCTACGTCGTCGCCACGTCCGGCGTATGGGGTGGCCCGCAGGATCAGTTCGAGATGGTGCCGGAACTCATGTGGCCCAACTCGATCCACACCTACACCCGCATGGGCCGCGAGGATGCGCGGATCGCTTCGGTGCTCCGCGCGATCGGACTGCCGATCCGCCGCACGTCGTGGCGCATCCGGCAGAACGGCGCGACCGACGAGGTGACGCAGTTCATCGCGACGAACCTCGGCCTGCCAATCGAGGGTGACGACGAGGACCATCCGACGCCGCGCACCCGTGATCGCTTCTCGTGGTCGCAGCATCTCCAGCAGGCGCTGACCGCACAGCAGTACGGGCACGCGGTGTTCGAGCAGGTCTACCGTATCGAGGGCTCGGGCACGAACCTGCGGGCCGCGCTGCACCGGTTGGCCCCGCGCCCGCAGTCGTCAATCTGCTACTGGAACGTCGGCCGCGACGGCGGCCTGGTCTCGGTGCAGCAGTGGCCCGCTGGGACATTCACCGCCCCGGGGATGCTGGTGCTGGCGCCGACCTCGATGGGTGAGGCGATCCCGGTCGAGCAACTGGTGGTCTACACCCGCGATCCAGATCCCGGTGTGTGGACAGGCAACAGTCTGCTGCGTGCGGCATACAAGCACTGGAAGCTCAAGGACGAGCTGATGCGCATCGAGGCCGCCGCCGCCCGCCGGCACGGCATTGGCGTCCCGGTGATCACAGCCAACGAGGGCGAGTCCGACGACGACGAGCGGATGGACGCGCTGCTGGAGACGGCCTCGGCTTATCGCGGCGGCGAGACGGCTGGCCTCGCGCTGACCAACGGCCAGACGTTCGCGGTGATGGCGCCCACCGGCACGCCGATGGATCCCCGCCGCGCGATCGAATACCACGATCACCAGATTGCGCTCGTCGCCCTGGCGCAGTTCCTGAACCTCGACGGAAAGGGCGGCAGCTACGCGCTGGCGTCGGTCCATGCCGACACGTTCGTGCAGTCGGTGCAGACGGTGGCCAACGACATCCGCGACACCGCGCAGGCGCACATCGTCGAGGATCTGGTCGATCTGAACTTCGGCGAAGACGAGCCCGCCCCACTGCTGGTGTTCGACGAGATCGGCTCCCGGCAGGACGCCACCGCCGCGGCGCTGCAGATGCTCGTCAACTCCGGGCTACTCACGCCAGATCCCCGGCTAGAGGCGTTCATTCGAGAATCGTCTGGACTGCCTGGGCCCGACCCAAACGCACCCGAACCCCCGCCCGAGCCGGAGCCCCAGCCGCAGCCGACCCCATCCGTACCTCCCCCACCCACTGGCCGGATTCACGTCCGCGCGCATAGTCGCCGCGCGAAGGGCGACCCGATTCCACGGCAGGAGACGCTGTTCGATGAGTAGGCAGAATGCTCAGCCCTGGTACCAGATCCGCAACTCGGCAGCCGGTGCTGACGGCCCTGCCGAGATTCTGATCTACGACGAGATCGACTCATGGTTCGGGGTTTCGGCCGAGGCTCTCGCCCGCGATATCGCCGCACTCGACGACAGCCGCGAGTTGCGTGTGCGGATCAATTCGCCGGGCGGAAACGTGTTCGACGGCGTGGCGATCCTCAACGCGTTGCGCGGTCACCCCGGCAAGGTCACGGTCATCGTCGACAGTCTGGCTGCGTCGGCAGCGTCGTTCATCGCAATGGGCGGCGACGAGGTGGTGATGAACCGCGACGCCGAGATGATGATCCACAAGGCCAGCGGCCTGGTCGTGGGCGGTGCCGACGACATGCGTCAGCAGGCGGACCTGATCGATCGGCTCAACGACAAGATGGCGAACATCTACGCCGAGCGCGCAGGCGGCACCGTCGAGGACTGGCTAGCCATCATGGCCTCCGAAACCTGGTACAGCGCAGATGAAGCGGTCGAGGCCGGTCTGGCAGATCGCGTCGAGAACGTCACCGCCGACCGCGAGCAGGTTGCTGCCAAGTTCGACCTGTCCATATTCGCCCACGCAGGGCGCGCTCACGCGCCCGCGCCTCGAATCCCGAAGGCGCACACCGATACTTCGGCCGAATCCCCGGCCGGGGCCGAGAATAAGGAGGAGCCAGCGATGGCAACCCTGAGTGAAAGCGCGCTCCAGAAGCTCGGCCTCGACGCCGATGCCGATGAGGACGCGATCAACGCGAAGATCGACGAGCTCACCGCCGAGAGTGAGCCCGTCGAGCCCACCCTGGACGAGGCGCTGAAGGTAGCGGCCAAGGCGGGGCTGGCGACCAACATCACCACCGAGGCGCTGGCCGGCCTCCAGGCACAGGCCGCCGAAGGTGCCGAGGCCCGCGCCCAGCAGATCCGCGAGTCCGACGAGCGGACCGTGGACGCCGCGATCACCGAGGGCAAGATCGCCCCGGCCCGCCGCGACCACCACCTCCAAGCGCTCGCCGCCGACCGCGAGGGCCACACTGCCGTGCTGGCCGGGCTCCAGTCGGGCCTGGTGCCGTTGACCGAGAAGGGTCACGGCGTGACCGGCGACATCACCAACGAGGACGACGCGATCTACGCGTCGCTGTTCGGAAAGGACGCCTGAGATGGCAACTGACTACTCCCCGATCTACCAGCCCGGGCAGGCGATCTCGCGCACCACGTCGGCCGACGTGACCGCGGGGCAGCTGCTCTACGTGTCGGGCAGCGACACCGTTGCCAAGACATCCGGCGCCACCGCCGCATGGCTGGGCGTGGCGGCATTCAGCGCCGCCTCGGGCTCCGATGTGACCGTGCTGTGCGGCGGCGTGCATCAGTTGGCGGCCAGCGGCGCGATCTCGGCCGGCGCGCTGGTGATCCCCGACGCCAACGGCGCGGTGCAGACCATCGGCTCCGCGACCGCGACCACCGACAGCCAGATCGTCGGCGTCGCTCTCTCGGACGCAGCCTCGTCCCTCGTTGTCGTCAAGCTCGCTCGATAGAGCGCGAAGAAAGGAATACATCATGGCCGTGCTCTATCCCCCGGCCGCGCCGTCCATCTCGGGCGATGTGGTCACCATCAGTCGGTTCCTGAACAACCCCACCTTGGTTGCGCGACGGCTGCGCACCCTGGCCGAACAGCGGTTCATCTCCGATGTGCTGCTCTCGGGCCGGATCGCGACCAGCTCCGGTTCGGTGCTGTACGAGACCGGGGAGACGATCTACTCCGATCGCGCGCCCAAGGCCGTCCAGCCCGGCGCCGAGTACCCCCTGACCCCGATCTCGACCGGCGACGCATCGCTGGCGAAGACGGTCAAGTGGGGCAACGACGCCGAAGTGACCGACGAGTCGATCGCTCGGCAGATGTTCTCGCCGGTCGACAAGGCGATGACCAAGCTGGTGAACCAGACGGTCAAGACGGTCGACGGCGTGGCCATGTCGGCGATCAACTCGGCCGTCACACAGAACACCGCGGCGATCGCCACCTGGACCGGCGGCGGTTCGACCCCGCAGGTTCTACGGGACATCGCCCGCGCACGCGGCAAGATCGACGCCCTGAATCAGGGCTACGACCCGGACTACCTGGTGGTCGATGACGCCACGTACGCCAACCTGGTGTCCGATGCCTCGGTGGCCGCGCTGCTGCGCCGGGAGAACGGAGCGAACCCGGTCTACACCGGCACGTTCCCGGTGATCGACGGCCTGACCGTGCTGCGCTGCCCGAACCTGACCAACGCCGGCACCACCAGTGCCTACGCGCTGGTCGTGGACAGCAAGGCGCTCGGCTCGATGGTCGACGAGAACCTCGGTGGCCCGGGCTACGTCAGCTCCGATGGTGTCGGCATCCAGGCGAAGACGATCCGCGAGGACAAGAACGACAAGTGGCGCCTGCGCTGCCGTCGTGTCACCGTGCCGATCGTGCAGGAGCCGGCCGCGGCGTGGAAGATCACCGGGGTGGCGGCAGCGTCATGACGTACCGCGTCATCGCTCCGCTGGTGCTGGCCGTCGACGAGGGCGGCCACACCCACCACGTGTACGAGGGGGGTGTCATCGAGTGGCTGTCCGAGGCCCAGGCCGAGCATTTCCTGGCCGAGGGTCTGGCGGCCAAGGTCGGTGACACCACCCCCGTGGCCGACGACCCGGGCGAGGACGGCGACGGCCCCCCGGCCAACGCCAAGAAATCCGAGCTGGTGGCCTGGCTGGTCGACAACGCGCTCAAGGAGGATGGCAGCGACTACACCGCCGACGAGTTGAGCGTGCTCAAGGTGGCCGAGCTGCGTGACCTCGTGGACTCGGTGGAGTAATCATGGGCCTCTACAACATCGAGAAGCCGTGCGTCGTGGGGCAATTGCACTACGTCCACGCGCCAGATCAGCCGATCGAGGTCGACGACGACGTGGCCGCCCCGCTGGTCGAGGCCGGCGATCTGTCGCCGTACCGCGCTGCCGACCTGGCGACGGCGGTTGCCGAGTCGGATGGCGAGGACATCGGCCCCGGGCTGGTCAGGGTGTTCGACGCGAAGCCGGCCGAGGAGTCCAAGCCACGCACCCGCCGCAGGGCCGCCGAGGACTGATGGCTGACCCGTTCCTCGAAATCGAGGCGTTTGCCGCTGAGTTCCAAGGCGCGCTGACCGAGGGGCAGACGGCCACGGCCACGCGGCTGCTGGAGGTCGTCTCCGACTACATCCGGTTGCGCAAGCCGGATCTGGCTGGGGACGATCCCACGGCCATGCAGGTGACGTTCGAGGTTGTGCGGGATGCCATCACTTATGGTCCGTACGAACAGCTTTCGAGCTTCACCCACCAGACGAGCAAGCGGCTGGAGTCGGGTGCGTTCAGCGACGCCGCCAAGACGCTCGACGAGCTGCTGACCGATCGGCACAAGCTCATGCTCGGCATCTCGCGGACTGCCGCCGCCCGCGGTTCGTTCGCCAGGTGTGACTACTGAGCATGTTCCCCATCGGTGCCCAGCGCGTCGGGGTCGAGCGCAGCACGCCGGTACTCGATGACGACGACAACCCGACGTACGACGAACTCGGCCACCCGGTCGTCGAGGACACGACGGTCTGGGTCGACAACTCATGCTTTGAGATCCAGTCGCCGTCCGAGCAGCAGAACCTCACCGTCACCACTACCGGCGAGATCGCGTGGGCATTCCTGCCGATCGCTGACGGCACGGTGCCGGCGGTGGACGACGATAGCGAGCCCGCGCCGATCGAGTTCTTCGACACCGAGGGTAAGCCGTCGATCTCATCCGGTGCGGTGTTGTGGCACAACGGATTGCGCTACGAGATGCGCGGCGACGCGGTGCTGGAGCAGGACATCCACGGACGCGAGGATCACGTGTTCTGCATCTGCGAGAGGACGGGGGGCTGACGTGGCCAAACTCTCCGACTTCATCCCCCAGGCCAAGATCGACGCCCACCTGGCCAACGACGAGGACATCCTCGCCGGCAA